TGAGTAAGGTAGTGCCATTTAATTAACCTCCAAGACCGTCTGTAAATTCCAACTCTGACTGCAACGCAATTTTAAGGGTAAACTCGATAACGGCATTGACACCGCCACCGCCAAGCTTAACAGATACTTGACCTTCAAAATGAACTTTCGTGTTGTCTGGGTAAGTTTGTTCAAAGAAGAGTTTTTTCTTATTGTCTGCCGCTTTACGCAATACACGATAAGGTGCAGTTTCGCTATCGTTCTTGTAAGAGAATTTATATTCCAATTCCCCTGCGTCACCGATACCAAACTCGTACTTCTTAACTTTATCTTCAAGAGTAGTGTTCTCTACTTTTTCAGGTTCAATACCAAACTCTGGTACTTCTTTCAATCCGACAAGTTTAGTATAAGTTCCTTTAGATTCGCCATAAGATAGCGTAATTCCATTCGCTAGCATGTTTAATTCTCCATTCTAAATTGAAAAACAAGCTCTGAGTGTAGGTCAACAACACCTTCAAAACGCATGACTTTATGTCTCAAATGAGACGGGTCTGGCACGTCTTGGCAGTCGGTTCTTCGCAAACCTAAAGACTCAAAAATCTGATTGATTTTAACAGCTAACTCACTAGTGCTGGTATCATCAAAGATATCTACCTTGTAGCGGATAGATGATTTTTGTTCTTGGTCGTCAAACCATTCACCCGGCTTGTTTTGTTCTTCCAAAAAAATAACGACCGGGAAAGTCTCCCAATCGCTAGGGTAGGTATCAGTCACATTATCTGCGACCTTTTGTAATTCTTTATAAATAACAGGCTTGATATTGATCATTATATTTGTTCTCTTATCTTTCTACGCACATAATTTGAAATATTCTTAGACACACGCTCCTGATTGTCTCTCAAAGCTGGATAAAGATAAGGCTGGGCAGGTTGACCATACATCTTGTAGAACTCCCCAATCTTTTGAAAGTGGTAAGGTCCGACATTGATTTGGTCTTCATGCACATACCAAGGATTAGACTTGTAAGTCACGCTGACCTCTGGAGAGATACCAGAATGGCTAGCTTGTCCTTTAGGTCCTGTTCCAAACTCAACGTAAGGAGCATAGTGTAGATTTGTGTAAACCTCGCCTATAACCTTATCTCCGTCCATTTTAACCCTAGTTTTGATACTATTTCTAAGTTCTCCATTGTTGCCTGGTGCAAGTCTTTTAGCATCAGCTTGGACAACCTTTTTAGCAGCATTGTGTACCGCACGTAAGACGATATCCTCTCCAGTTTTTTTACTAGCCAATCGTCTACATTTAGCTATAAGTCTATCTGCCCCTAGTAGCTCTGACACGCTCTAACTCCAAAACTTGATGATGTGTGTAGACCTTTTTAGAAATAACCCTATGAGTCACTTCCGTCTTGCTATCAATACACACACCATCCTTCACTTTGATAGTAGCTGACTTGTTGGCATTTGCGTTCAAAATATCATTGACACGCTCGCCATAAAGCTCAGATTGTAACTTGCTTCTAGCTGGCCACAATTCAAGGCGGACTGTCTCAGCTTCCTTGGCATACCCTTCTTTTGCGACACCTTCCTCTGTGACAGTCTTTTCAAACCGTCGCATAGGATAGGGTTTCAGTCTACTCTGCTTCAAAAACATGGCCTGCCACCCTTGCTAGTCTATGCATGCGGATACGTTGTAAAAGACCCGTAGACAGACCGTTTTCTCCGTAGACTACTGCTATACCACCCTCGGTTCTAGAGTGCTCTCCTTCCGCTCCTGAGCGGTTGTGGAGTTCGATAGCAACCTCAGGTATTAAGAGACTTAAAGCAGGTGTCAAAGATGTGCGATTAGTCTCTGATAAGATAAGATTTGTAGCCCTCGTTTGGAGCAACATGAGAAGCTGAGTATCTTCTTCGCCTGTCATTTTCTTCAGCAACTCTATAGACATATCAATCCTCTTCTAAGAACTCGGGTTCAGGGAGGATTTCCTCAAGAACGTCTGAGATAGCGACACCATTGCTGGCAAAATTGTCAGCCAACTCGGCATAGCGCTCCTCAGTAATCTCAAGTTCTTCTCCTGCCAGTCGTTTCACATTTGATTCCCAATCATAGAAATCTTGTTTGATTTTAAATTTCATAACTAAGACCTATTTCTTACCAGTTTTTTCTTTCCAGTTAGCTGAGTCAGAACCTGGTGCATTGGTTGAGCTAGTGATGTCTTTGATAGCAACATAGACTTTATCTTCATGCGTTACTGTATCACCTTCTTTATAGGCTGTTCCAGTCTTCCACGCTTTAGCACGGTTTACAACTTTACCTTGAGTAGATGGTTTAGCTTCAGGTTTAGAGTCTGCGATAGTAATGATGTATTTCTTGAAGTGCTCAAGAACAAATGCACCAGTGTAAAGCAATTGCTCTACCAATTCACCAAATCGGCCTGGAATGTTATCGTTGTACTTAGTATTGTCTACTTGTACTGGAGATGTGACAACACCTGGAGCAGTAGCAAGGGCATTAACACCTTTCAAGAATTTAGAAGGTACTTTGTAGACTGTGTAATCATCCAATTCACCAACATATCCTTTTCCAAGGACTTTCTTATCTGCGTCACCATGTGGTAGACGAACGATTTCAGACTTGATCGCTTTGTAGAATTTAGGTGTTACAAAAAGCAAGCGCTCTTTTGTAATTCCAAGCTCATCAAGTTTCTCAGAGACATCAAGAATTGCATTGTATGCGTTGTTAGCTCCTGCTTCTTTGCCCATAACCACGTTGTCACTTACGTTGCCTAGCGCTGCGCCAAAACGTAGTTCATCAAGATATGGAGCTACTACTTCTGCTGCTTGACGGGCAATAACATAATTGATATTTACTTGACCATTAGAGTCACGTTCGTCCAACTGGTCTACGAAACGACCCCAATATTTTTCTTCATCAAGGGTATAAATCTTTTCTTCAACTTCAACGTGGTCAAATTTGTTATCTTTGTTACGTTTGTAGTCTTTTAGCTCTGTTGTGTTACCAGTTGCTACTGTAAAAGAGCGACCTTGCAAAGTTACTGCATCGCTTGATGTTACAAGCGGTGTTGAATATGAGTTTACCGCAAGCACATCCTCAATAATCCCTAGATGTTTCTTGCGTGATTCTGCTGTGTTTAATTCTTCAAATGCCATTTATTTTTCCTCTTTTCTTTTATTACAAGAAGTCTTTACGCCATTTTTCCGTAATTTCTTGCTGGACTGTTTGTGCGTTCTTGATAGGTGCACTACCTTTCATACGCTCAGAAACTCCCTTCTGAACTGACTCTTCCCATGCTTTTTGGATAGAGGTAATAGATTCAGATACCGTCTCTGCGCTTGTCAAATCAACTACATTAACTAACTCAACAGGTAAGTCACGTTCACTTAGCATTGCTTTAGCTTCTGCGGTTAATTCTTTACGAGCAATAGCCTTTTCACGGTCAGCTAGTTCTTGCTCACGCTGATCCAACTGATATTTCTGTTTCTCGTCAGCGTTCATCTTAGCAAGTTTCTTAGCTTCGTTTTCCTTGGCTTCTTGCTCAGCTTCCCATTTAGAGCGCTCGGCAGATAGCATCTTACCGATTTCAGCACGAGTGAAAGTTCGTTCGTGCTTTTCTTCCTGCACTGTATCAACATTTCCTTGAGTGTCGACAGTCTCAGTTGATTCAGTAGATACAGTTGCATTGGTTTCTTCTGACATAATTGTCCTCCAGCGATTACGTCGCCACTCGATAATCTCGCTTTACGTCCGGCGACGGAACAGTACAGCTTTTAATGTCATCGGCACAGTTTGGACAATATAAAAACCGTACGGGATTCCATACGGTTAGAGTATAAGAAAACCGCATCGAAATCGAGGCGGTTAGGTTATTTATTTTTCAATTGTTTCAGTTTCTTTCTGTATTCAATTCCGACTTTTAGAGTTGAAATTACTGTTGAAATCACTTCAAATAATTTAATTATTACGAACAAAATTAACGCAAAAAATATAATCCAACCTAATAAAATTGATACCCAATCCCATATAAACATGTCTTTACTCCTCTACTTTTTCGTATGTTTCTTTAAAAATGTCAGGTTTGCATGGATAGTACTCGCCCTGAACTCCTTTAATAATGTAATCCCCTTCTGTCGCAATCATCAATCCTTCAAGCGTTTCGATTTTTAAAAGAGGATTTTTTAAGTCAGCGTAGTCAATCCGTACTGGGTCTAGTCCAAAATCGCATAGTTCATCTATAGCTTCTTCTGTATCCAAAAACTACACGGCTTCAACCACTACTGGTTTTTTACGGTATTTCATTTCTCGCTCCTTTCTAAGCATCATTTTTGAGGCTTAGCATTCTTGTCCACCCATTCTTTGAAAGCATCAAAAGTATTCATGTTTTTAAGAGACAAATATTTTTCAACTTCTTCAATAGCTTTATCGACCGATTTGTCGTCAAAACAATAGCCATTGCCCGATAAATCAAAAATTTTATTTTGTTCCTTCTTATCAACAATCCATAAATGTTTTCCGGTCCAAGCACTCTGTGGATCATAACATTTCTTCGATTGTATCTCAAGTCCGTTATCTTCAATCAATTCTATCAATTTTTTATACTTGTTCATTAAAAATCCCTTTCTGGACACGAAAAAAGCACTTAGATTGTTCTAGGTGCTTGTTTAAATTGATTCTAGTTTTAATGTTTTGAGGTATTCTTCCCATTCACGGTCCAAGTCCTCAACAGTTTTATTCTTATTTCGTTCCTGGATGGCATCAAAATCAATGTTGTCATCTTCGCCTTCTGGCCAATCATAAGTATCTTTTTTAGCCATATCATTCAATCCTTCTAAATTCAAAGCCGAACACTTCGGATAATAATTCAAGAGTTTTTTCTTGTGCTACGCTCTCATTATACCCCAATTTTTTAAATTTATCAATTCGATTGACATATTGTTCTTGTGCACTGCGTGGAATCCTTTTGTTAGGTCTTGAATACCAATAAACACTTCCATCATGCCCTATAGTCAGACCATATTTTACAGTATTATTTTTATTCCGTTGTTGTAAGGAAGCAAAGTCACTGAGCGATGGAGGATAGCCAGACGGATGATTGTGAATCGAAATAAGACTTTGTTCAGATTGTTCTTTAAAAGCCCTTCTGACTTGGTCGTTATAAACTACACCTTTTGTCTTTTTGGCTTTATTTGATAGCGCAACAACTCTTCCTGTATCTGCATTAAGCAAATAGTAATCTTCAAATGGAGTTCCATTTCTATGTTGCAACATCTGTCTTGAAACTCTTGCGATAGGTTCGGATAGATGTGAGGTCTTTGGGTGATTTTTTAGTTTGTCAACAAATTCATCGCTTCGTACATAATCAAGATTCGCTCCAAACGGCCTACCACTTAGCTCTCGTTCTCGTGGTTCAGTAACATACTTGCTATACCACTCTTTATAAGTCATATCAGCAGGTACTAGCTCTGTCTTACCTGTCGCTGGATTCCTTGCCCTGCGTTCCAGCTTGCTGTAGTCTATATCGTCATCATGGGCGATAGTCGTAGACCTGCACCAAGGATGTAGTGGTGGATAGTTCACACCAGGAACAGCCTTATCCGTATCGTAGACCTTGTTGTCGTGCTCCTGGCAAATGTGAGACGTGCGCTTGTCTAAGACCGCTATGAAGCGATACTTTGTAATCTCAGCATCTTCGTAGCTGAGCAGTTCCATTTGGTTATGAAAGAACGCTGATTCTGTCCGAACCAAGCGCCTAGCTTTGTTTTGACCAACTTCAAAACGTTCAGCTATTGCTTGAGATGTATCTCTTACGCTTCGGCCAGTCATGAGACTCACTAGGAGCTCGTCTTTCACGCTTGAAGCGAGCGCCCCTGTATTTTCCCATATCCTATCTGAATAGGCCTCTCCCGTCCATTTTAGACCTCGTAGACGCTTGATTTCAGTTTCAGGGAGATTAGAGAAACTATAAGCTAGTCCTGTCTGCTGCTGCAGATCAAATGTAGCCTTGTAATAACTATCCTTCATCAGGTCGCTGTAAAAGGCGTCTGAGCCTGTCTTTTCTGAATGATAGATAGATTCACGCATACGATCTAAATCGTCGCTCAAACGCTCTAGACGCTTCACACGGAAAGAATAAGCTGGACTATCTAAGTCAGCCAGTAGCCTTTGGATGTTCGGGTCATTTGGTCTTGCTTCAAGCACCTTGCGAAGTTCATTCAGGTCTTTCTTATCTTTCATGTTCTTCAAGACTTGTCTAGCATCTACCTGACTTAAACCATAATCGCGTTGGAACTTATCGAAAATCTTATTGATTTCCTTATCCAAGTATGTCTTAGCTTCCTGATAGACCTTATCGAACTTGTCTGCCTGCTTTTCGGCCTTGTCCATCTGCTGGTAAATCAGATTGGCTTTCCTCTTCGCCCAATATTCCTGATTCTTCATCCTCTACCTCATCTTCGGGTTTCGTGTTGTCTTGGTTAAACATCGGCATGTCTTCCATGTTCTTCTTTTTCTCTTCTTCCAAGGCTTCCAATTCAGCGTCAGGGTCTTCTACAAACGGCAAGAGTGAGATAAGCTGTCTATTGGTCACTTTGCCTTCCAAGTTATTCACAATCTGAGAGATTTCCAGCAAGTTCTTAGGCAAGCCACGGCTGAACTGCGGAACGATTGAATGAGACTCTAGTGCAATCTGCTTCATACCCAAGTAATGAGCGAAAATCGCAATACGCCGACGCAATCCTCGCTTGTAGTTCGCTTCCTTGGTCTTGGTAATCATTTCAAGGCCCATCAGCTTGAATTCCATAGCTACGCCCGACGTGTTCCCTGCGAAGTTCTCATCAGTAAGATTCGGCACATGGCTGAATGTGTAGATATCCTCTTTCAGAGCTGTGCGTAAAATTTCAGTAGCACTTTCATCTAGCGTATTCTTCAAGAACTCAGCTCTTGCACTATCGCCTGGCAACTCCAAAAGACCTTCTTCAGAAAGAATCTTCATCGCTACCTTGGCATCTTCTGGTGTGTCTGCTAACTGCGTACCATACAATACAAGGATAGACTCTACCGCCTGCTCCTTGTCATTGACACGGTTACCCATCAAGGAATTATAGGCATCAATCAAGCTGATCTGTTGCTCGTAGTCGCCAATCGCAAAGTGATTATTGCGATACTCGATAATTGGGATTTGGCCAAGGTTATGAGGTGTTGCCTCTTCAATCTGAGATGTTCCTGAATCTGTACTTCTCAGCACCATGTGATAGTGCAGATTTTCTGTAAAGACCTCAGCTTGATACTTAGTAGTATCTTTCGTATCATCTTTGACTTGGTAGTAATAGACCGCAAACAAAGGCTTCCGTTCAATACTATCATCATAAACTATGAAAGTATTCTCTGGGTCAATGCTAGTTGAATCCAACTCAGTCAATCCCTCTTTAGCATAGATGTACTCATAAGCACGACCATAGATAGCCATGTTCAAAGCATTCTGCGCATCCACTTGGTCAATCTCAGCACCGTCAAAAGCTGTAAGTAGTTCATCGATATTACCTTCAGCAGTATTGTTATACTTGATAGGATTACCCATAAAATAGCCTGTGGCCGTGTCTGCAATATCCTTGGCATGATTGGCCACTGTCTTGTAATTCGGTGCGTTCTCGTTGCGTCTCTTGTGATTTAAAATAGCATGCTCACCCAAGTAGTAGCTTTTAAGTTTCTTCAAACGTGAGCCTTCAGTGCTATGTTTCGTTATCAATTTATAAATCAGGTCTTTCTTCAAAGAACCCTCATCATATCCATCCCGTGGATAGGTTAAATATTGGTACATGTCTTTCCTCTCTATAGACCATAATCAGAACGCCTGCGGACGGTTGCTTTCCCACCTTCGATACATTGAAGGCTGTAACGTAAAGCGTCCATCAAGTGGTTGTTTTTATCTTCTGGTTTATTCAACCAATTCCCTTCTTTGTCTTGTTGATAACAATAGCTATAAAATTCATCCATGATGTTTTTACAATCTGGATGCACATAAATAGCGTATCCTTGTAACTTGGATACGCCAGCCATAATACTATCCTTACCTTTACGACTTTCTTTAATTCGAGTTATACCATGTTCTGACCTTAGTTCCTCAATCAGTCGCAATTCAGCACTATCGGCAATGATTTGTGAGCGATGATAACCTTTATCTTTTATCATCTTAGCAACTTCTTTGGTTATCAATCCAACTTTATACGCCTCATCAAAGACATAAATCTCTTTCGTCGTGTCATTTATCAACGAACAACACAAAGCAGTTGGATCGTGAGTAAAACCAAAGTCAAGACCGATACATAATTTATTAGCTGAATCTTGTAGTAGGTCATCCTTATTGAATTCTTTGACAGTTACGTTTTCATAGATTAAACCTTCAGCAACTCCCCACTCGCCATCACAGACGATTCTAGCACGTCTTGGGTTCGTATGATACAAATCCTCATAACGCTTGATATCGACTTCATCCAGCCACTCGTTGCATTTATAAGTAGTCGTAGTAGCGAATGTGTCAGCCCGTCTCGTCTCTTCATCAAAGAACACACGCTTGAGCCAGTGTCTCTCATTCCATGGGTTAAATGTGACCGTGATTTGTTTAAAGAAATCAGGTACGTCTAAGCTACCACGGATTGACTCAACTACTGTACTAAATTTATCTTCAGTCTCGATTTGATACGCTTCCTCAAACCATGCCCAGCATAGACTGCCAACATCGACCGTGATAGATGTGATTTTGAGTTCATCATCCAAACCACGAAAGAGAATCTTTTGACCTGTCTCTTTGACTGTTATTTCAGGCAACGACTCATTGAATTTAAACTTATGAGCGACTTTCAGTTGGTTAGCTGCCCATTTGAAATCCGTGTAAGTCGATTGCTTATTCGTGTTTGAATATCTACGAATAACAAGCAAGTTAGCCCAGGGATATTTCAAAAGACGGATAACATAATTCAAAGCGGTCGTCTTAGACTTCTTCGAACCACGGGACCCTTTGACTACACGATAAAGACTTCTTGAGCGCCAGAACTGTCCGTACCCAACTCCTACTATCTTAGGTAGGTCAACGACAATATCGTTCTGTTTAATCTGGTATGTATGACTCATTTGCAAACACCACCGTTCCAGAAACGTCTGCCTCTACTTTGTCTGTCCAAAGCCTATGACGTTTGCCTAAAAGTTCGGCTGCTTTGATTCTATCTTTTGCTCCGACATCAATATCCGTAATCGTTTGACCTAATTCTCCTATGCTTATCAAGGTCTGTTCTTGCGTCTCTCCTCGCATTACTGAGGTTAGATAACTAAGGACTTCTTGCTGATCTGCAATTTTCTCAGAATCAAGCTGCTTCAGTCGTTCATCTATATAGCTTTTAATCTTAGGGTTCTTTAGTAATTTGTGTCCTTCGACACCTGCCACCCTATCACTAGAAGCACGATAACCTGCTTTCTTATAAGCTTCCGTCGCATTACCTGAGATGATGTACTCATCTGCGAATCTCTTTTGTTTTATCGTCAATTCATTCAATTTTCCATCACCACCTTTCAAAAAATCAAAAAAGCCACACGATGTGCGACCTTTTCAAGACCTCTCTCTGCGAATTAAAATCGCAATTGGAACGACAGGACTCGAACCTGTGACATCATTCGTCTACCATATATCCATTAACCAGCATGAGACTACTGCTTTAAACGAGTGACTTTTGATAACTTATGGTTTATTATCTTGTCCACAAATATTCCTACTTGTATCACTCATGCACGATTGGTTAGACCAATCACTCCTTACATCGCAAACTACTAAGCCATTTTTCAATTAACGAAGACTCCGCTAAAAGTCTAAGCTGCTTTACTCTTTGACTTTACTCTCATCCTTGCGAGACTTGAGTAGGCAATCTAATTGCCGAAGTACACTTTCGTTTGTGACGGGCGATGACTTTTGCTTTTTTGAGTTTTTTCTATCTTGAATAGCTTTTAAAATATAAAAATCATCTTTCATCTATCACAGACACGCATCGCCATGTGTTTCATTCTCTTTTGAAGAACAAAATGCACAGCGCCTGCTTGTTATCGATTGTTTTGCGGACAATCAACTCACCTTACATACTTTTGGGAGGCGCCCAATTTTTGTAAGATATGGTATTAAGCTCTTGTTGCACCTCGAACCAAATACCTCTTTCCTCTTATAGACTCGTTTCACAGCCAAACTGCCACGTTTGCATTTCCTCAGCACCTTGCCGTTGGAATCTCTCTGCTTTAACTTCGCCTACCTATTCCAAAACTGAAATAGTTAAGATTGCATTGCTTAGATTGACCATTGCTGGCAGGATGTTTGATAGATTAAAAACATCCTTTTCCTGCGTTACCACAGATTATCTAGGCTAAGCCCTAAAAATTCAAGGCGACTACAACCTTGCGTGTTAATTAGAAATCAATTTTCTGATTTATTTTTTTGTAGTCATTACAACCTCTAGCGGAATCAAACCGCCTAGCTTATAACTTACCTAGGATATAAGTAGCTATGCAACCATGCGAGGTTTGGTCGCTTCTGCAACCATTTTTAAGTTAATGAGTGATATATGAATGCTAAGCCTACTGCCTACCCCATTATGGGACACAAACACTCAAAGGAGAGTGTGGGATTTGAACCCACGGACCGCACATAGGCGACCACCCGTCTAGCAAACGGGCGCATTCAACCTGACTCTGCCAACTCTCCATGTCAGGTAAGGCTTACTGCCTTACCCTTAATTCTTGATGATACTATAATAGCACAATTGTTAGACCAGTGCGCTTCAACCTAGTTCACATTAGTTCGCTTTTATCAACTACAACAGCCAATTCACAGATTGCATCTTTCTTCTTTTTGTAAAAAGTAGTCTTGCTACAATCGAGATGATCCATCATATCATACACGCTTGCTTTCTGAATATACACCATCCTTAGAATTGTTCGACTTGCAGGTTTAGGCATTTTATCAATCAATTTACTGAGCTCAATTCTGCGCTGGATAGCTTCAGCAGTTGCTTTCTTCATGTACTCTTTCAAGGAATCTTGCATGCTAAAAATATCAATGTAACGTTCATCTAATCGAACCTTCTGACCACCTTGAACCTTATCCATGCTCATTTTAGGGCTAGAAAATAAACTAGCTTCAAGATTAGCAAGCTCGTCTATTCGATTCTGTATCTCTTTATCCAAATTCTGTAGTTCATCAAGTAACTCTTTAGCCTTGTTCACTCTCTATCTCCTTTGTGATATAATAATATTATTGAGATTATAGTCGAGGCAGAGAGTGCCTTGGCTTTTTTATTTTATTCTTTATTCGTGATCACACTACCTGCACCGTTAACAGTGACCCAGCCATGCTTCTCTCTGGCTTCTGCTTCTTTCATCCGGATAAGATTATCTGTGATTGAGTCTGACTTAGCTTTGTTGGCCTTGGATTCGCCTTCTGCTTTGATGATACCTGCATCTGCTTCTGCTTGAGCTTGAACTTTTTTAGTATCAGCTTCAACTTTAGCCTTTTCCTGTTCTTGTTTAGCTGTATCGATTTCTTTTTGTTTGACCGATTCATTTTTGATTGCTGCTTCAATTTCATCTCCAGCGTCTTGATCTGTAATTGTAAAAGAAACAAACTCTAGATCATAAGACTCAAATTTTTCCTTGAGAGCCTTGTCAATCATTTCGTAAACTTCTGTACGCTTATTACCGAGAATATCGTAAATGTCGTAATTTCCTGTTACAGATTCAATAGCACGCTGAACAGCAGGAGATACTACACTATTATTCACATTTTCTAAGTCTGTGTAATTAGAGAAGACTGTCATAGCCTTTTCTTTATTGACTCGATATTTCACATCGATATTAGTATTTAACCATTGACCGTCTTTTGTCTGAGTCGTGATTTTCTCCATTGTTTTTGTTTGAACAGAAGTGGAGAGAGTGTAAACCTTGTCAATAAATGGCATTTTTAGATGATATCCTGTTTGCAGGGTATTTTCTTGAACACCACCAATTGCGCTAACCTTAACTCCAACTGTATTAGCTGGGATACGCTTCACAGCCGTGAGACGAAAAATACCAAGTGAAGCAACAGCTGCAACTGTAATGATACCGCCTTTAGCAAGTTTTGTAAGTGTCGTTTTTCCTGTTTCGTGATTGTATTGTGTAAACATCGATTTTACTCCTTTTTTAAATTATTTTCCCATCAAAAACTAGTGTTATTGTACCTGTACCATCTTTGTGTTTAGAAGTCAGCGCACGACAATCTGAGCCCAATTCAACGCCCTCAACTGTGATACTGCGCTTTATATTGTCAACATTGATGATTGTTCCCATTGATGTTTTAATTCTCATGCTCCATCTCCTCGTTCATTATTTATCCTCCAAAAGTTCAGGGTGTTCGTAGCTGTTGCCGATGATTTCGTTTTCGTCAGTTTCTGACCACAATTTGCTAGCTAACTGCTCACAATCGTTCATAATCAACCAAGTTCCCTCAATCATGGTTACAACACCTATAATTATTTCATTTTCCGTTGTTGGTTGGGTTCGTACTTGTCTAACTACATCCCCCTCAAAGATTTCTACCCCCTTTTCATCAAACAAGCCTGTTGATTGCATGATACATTCATAATCATCATCAAAATGTAACCATTTTTTTCTTTCTTCAATCCAAATAATAGGACAAGTCCAGTTTCTATCACTTAGATCACAATTACCTACCATGACTTTGTAATTCATTTCTTTTCGCAGTCTATCCCACGCTCTATATTTTGGTATCATCCCAAATCCTCCTCTTTGACGAACGAGCCATCAATCCAACGACCCTTGCGGTCTTTGATTTCTTGGTAAGCCAGTTCGAAACATTCTTCAAAATCATAACCGAGAATATTGCTGATTGATTTTAGATATTCAACCGCGAATACTAAATCATAACGAAATATTCCATTGTATCTTCTATCGCTATACGATAGAATTGCACAAATGCTTAAATTTAAGCCTTTAAAACATTTCATTACATCTCTTTTTTCAATGAACCTTGATTCATCAAAAATCATATGCACATCCGCTTTTATCAGCAAGCCCAGACCGACAATCACGACTGCACAATCTCCAATGCTGTCCTTGGTCAGTTGCTCATTCTTCTTGAGATATCCTGCGCATAACTCGCCGAACTCCTCACTGAGTTTTAGTGATTGCTTGTCCAGTCGTCCACCATTTTCTAAATCACGGTCAATAAACCATTGTTTGACTTTGTCTAGTGTGTTCATAGTAACACCTCATCCCCGACTTTCACCTTCTCATACACGTCCTTAGTAACCACGAACACTCCGTAGTCACGAATGGTAAGCGTGTATAGCTTGCCGTGTCGTCCTTTCTCAACGACCTTACCAAATATCTCAGCGCCTTGATTATCTGCCTTGTAGATAACCATCGGCTTTTTTTCTTCCAAATCTCGAATCCTGTCCATCTGCCAGATGTTTAATCCAGCAGATAATAAAATCCAGATAGCTATGAATCGTTTCAATCTGTGACCTCCTGCTGTGGTTTAAAAGGCAATTCTTTTCTTGCTTCACTCATAATATAAAGATTGTCTGTTGGCAATGTTGCGAAGTATGTTCTCGATACTGCCGCTTGACAAAAAATCATTTCGTCAAAAACTAGCTGACATAACTCTACCAAACACTCTTCAATATCAAATACTTCGTCATCGTCTTCACTATCCATTTGCTCTTCATAAAACTCTGCAATTTCACAAGCTTTTCTGTACAATTTACCTGCAAACTCTCTTTTCATTTCTTCCATCACTCAACCTCCTTGCTCTTAATTTCTCCAGTAAGTCTATTTTCTAAAATGTGACTTGTATAGCAAATATCGTTTTTATACGTATAGTGATCAACGGTTTCTTCAACCCATTGATTTTTAGTGTACGGGTATCTGTTTGGTCGTTTCAATTTACCACCTCATATATAAATATTTCGTGTCAATATCTTGTTCTAAAATACACTCTTTCAATGACTTTAAAACCTCCAATGCACCGCTAACTGTTCCCCATCTATTTTCAGGTTCATACTGCACATACTTTTCAGGGTACCGTTCTAATTCAGAGATACCGCGTTGAATGTTATCTAAAACATCAGCAATGGTGTACGTAGTGTCTTGGTCAAAATCCCAATCCATAGCAATTCTGAACATCTTACCGAGATTGTAGGTCGGAGAACTATATCTAGGTTCAGCAATACGGATATATTGTCCGTTTTCTATTTTCGCTAAGATTTCCAAATCATAACTCATCCCTCCACCTCCTCAGCGTTTTTAAGAGTAAATCCAACTCCATACATTAACAAGTAATTTTGAAACCTTACAAAGTCTTCAATCAATTCAGCTTCTTGCACATCGTATTCGCCAATTTCATCCAAAAAGTAATCTATATCCTCATGTTGTACACTGCCATATTCGGTTTTTTTGTGATTCATTTGAAATTCGTAACCATCTACATCAATTGTATAATGAATACCATCCGTCGAATTTTCGTATTTGTAATTCTTAATAATCATCACTCCACCTCCTCAACTTCCACGCCCTCACAAGAGAACACCCAGCCGAAGCCAGCTTCTTCGAGTTCTTTTCGGGTGTGGGAATATATAGCATTGTTTAAACTAAAGCTTTTTGTAAAGTAATACCTTTCCAAAAGTTCTCCATAAACCAACATATTTTCTTTAATATTCCCTTTAATCTTAACCAAATACCGCTTCTCTTTCTCGACCTCGTAGCCGAATTGGTGCATGTTGACGAGGGTTTGAAATGTGGTTATTGAACAGTCCATCCATCTTTTAAATTCCGATTCCTCTTGATGATTCCAATTATAGATGTAATCCCAAATATAATGGTTTAAATCATGTTTTTTCTTCTCATACCAATCCGCCACACACTGCGGAACTTTGACTGGTTTGGGTTCGTCCAGTTGTTTGACCAATTCTAAAACAAATTCCGCTTTTAAGTATGGTTCATCTAATTTTTTAATTCTCTCAATCAATTCCTGCTTATTCATCTTCTAACTCCTCAACTCACCTTGTGGCTTTCCAGATTTCCAAATTCTTGGCCATGGTTTACAAAATATGAACCAATCAGGATAGCGTCAGCCTCGTCGTCTTTGACGTTCAGGTCGAATTCATCGGACACCTTAGCAACAGCCTGCAGCTTCATTGATTTTTTACTTCGGTCCTTGTAGCTAAACTTCCAATACTTGCGCCAGGTCGACACGTTCACAAAGTACACATTGTCAGCAATCAGTCGGCCAAGAATGATACCTGTCACAATTCCAATACTGATCATGGACTGCTGATTTGGCCCCATGACCGAGTTCTTCTCGACCACAATCGATTCAAAATGGCAGTCGTACTTCTGAAGCGCTCTCGATTGAATAGCTCGCAATTCACTAGCCATGAACCGCCCACGTTCAAAGAACGATTTGCTTTTATGCTTTAAGACACCACTCTGAACAAGGTCAGAGCCGTTAAATACGGCCCAGCCTGTCGCAGTAGTTGAAATGTCCAATGATAATGTCAGTGAACTCATTGCAGTTCTCCCTTGAATCCACAGAGATCAAATAGGTTTCGTTTATTACTCTCAATAAACTCAAAGAACTTCTGAAGTTCGGCTAAGTGGCGCTTTTCTCTCTTGATTCCAAGGCTCGTATGATACTCTGTCGGCATTTTCGGTGTCGCCTTAATATCTAACCAGTAGAGAGGCTCAAACACGTCGCCACTTGTATCAAGAGAAGCATCTGCATCTGTATTTCTAAAATGCATCTGCATATCATATTCAATTTTATTGGTGATCGTGATGGTCTTGTCCACGATTTCAAGTGTGATAGCTGTTCCTGGTATATCGATTTTGTTTAGCATTTATTTTCTCCTTTTAAAAAAGTGTTGTTTGCAAAGGGTACACATCTTCAAATGACACTCCGACTCTTAGACAGTCTCGTTTGATGTCCAGTGTAGAGATGACGTACTTGACACCATTATTTTTCTTGTCATAGTGTGGATAAGTGTAGCCATCATTTTCTATTTTTTCGATGATTTCAGATTTTGTTTCAGGACAGATTTCTGTCCAGTTGATCCATTCCATTTTTATCCTCCCACGATACCGTGCCAGAGATTAGACACTCTTTATCCAACCTGCTAGCAAGTGTGGTCCGATTGTAAATGCCGTGGCTGGTTTCGATACAGTCACTGTAAATATTTTTAATTTGTACGATTTTAAAAAATTCTCCATTTTTTAAAACTTTCACGTAATCGCCTTTTTCAAGTTTCATATTTCTGACCAAACCCCTACGCCTGCCAATTTGTGAGCGAGGCAAGCGTGAGTGAAATTCTTTGCGTCATTCGTCCAAAAGTCACATAAGTGTCACTGACACATTTTCTAGTTCGCAGTTTTACAAGAATGCACGGCTTGTTGATTTTTGAGTTGTTTCCAAAATGGAAATAGTTGGTTTTTGATTATTTCCCCCTCTTAAAAGGGCAATAATTGAATGACAATAAAATCTTCCGATGTTTTTTTAACATCACAAACATAGGCATTAAGTAAGGATTCCTCAGTTTTGTATGTTGTTTGATTTTTAACACTTTCATTCCAACGAATAAATCGAGGTTTTAGTCCGGGCCAACCAGAACGACCAAACAAAGCAATACACTCATCTTTATCTTGATGTATTGCAAATGTGATGCCATGAGGACAACCTGTGTCGTGAGTTTCTAGTATGTCTTTTACTTGTTTACTCATCAGACCACCTCCACACGCTGGCTCAAAGCTTTTGTTTTGCAGTATTCACAATGACCACATGGTGTTGCCCATTCTTTACCTTTTTTAACATCGTCAAGATGCTTAATAAGCATAGATAACTCAGATAACTCATACTCGAGTTTTTCCTGCGATTGGAAAACAATCGCTCTGGTATCGGGGGTCGTCTCTTTTGTCACTGCGTAGATGATAGGGGTGAACTTTTTGCCATACTTCTCTTCTAGCATTTTCTTATACGCTGCCATCTGCAAGATATATCCCCAAGCTTCGAACCAGCGGACTTGAATATTTCGCCCGCTTGCTTCATCCTGAACCCAAACCATGCTATCAATGTCAGATTTCGTGGTCTTAATATCCACGAAATACCCTTTTTCAACATTGAGACAGTCAATCTTGCCTTTAAATTCCACTCCTTCGATTTCGCCTGTGACAGCAACCTCTTTCTGACCGACATAATACTCCATAAATTGCTTGTCAGCTTCCAGTCGCTCGATCATTCGCTGGCCGACTAAGAAGTCAGATTTTAACTGACCTTTGGTTTTCCCGGTTTTCGAAATCATGACATCTGCATTTTCATCCATAAACTTCTTATGTGCTTCTGGACTTTCAAAATAGCTGTGAACCATGTTACCAACCAAGAGGGCTGTGTTGTCTCTTTGGTCTTCCCATTCTCCCTCTAGCTCCGCCAATGCCCGTGCTTCGCACTCCCTAAATCGCTTGTATTGCGAGATGGACCAGTAGCGACGTGCAGAATCTACCGAGTAGTAATCTTTTCCAAGTAAATCCATTGTCATTTCATCTCCACCTTTACTGATTTTGTTTGTGGCTCAAATTGAACGCCATGAGCATTGAGCCATTCTTTAAATTGCTCCTTTGTTTCCTTTGCGTTTTCTGCTGGAAAAATTAAATCTACAGTAAATTTGTAACCATATTTTTTAACGCCATCCTCAGAAGCCATATTTTGCGATTTTCGGCCTGTTTCTTGCTCTAGGGTATGATTGCCCCCTGAACTGCTTTCTGACCCAAATTCAGGCTGATTTTGGGCGTAGAATTGACCCTGAGTATCTTGTTCCGCTTCTGCTTTAGTCCGTCTAAGCTCATCTGCGTCTGCATGTAGGATATCGATAGTATCCAAAGCAGAGCGACCCTCTCTTAGCAAATCAACGTACTTTTCAGGGTTCAAACCTTTAGCCACCGCGATAGCAGTCATTTCATCTATACGCTTTTTCAATTCGTCTTCCGCTTTAGCTCGTTCAGCTAATGCCTTGTCATCAAGAATTGCTTGCAAAACATCAACAAGTTTCGCTCCCTTGTCATAACTGCGAATGTAGACAGTAGGTCCGAGAC